GAAATAACACTTCCTCAACGGATGGCAATGTTAGCGCTCCGGTGAATGTGGTTTTGGTAACCTGACGACCCAACCACTCAGCCGACATCATTAAGCCCTCGCCATTGTTGCCACTGATGCTAAAGGACTGCACAAAGGCGTATTCCATTTCCTCCGCTTGCTGATTATCCCCGCCTTCAATGGTATACGTCTTGATAGTGGGTACAGTCGTGGTGGGGAATGGATAGGTATAGACAAAGCCATCCCCCGCGCCGTCAGCGGCGGGTGTAACGGATGCGACCCCCGCCTCTAAAATGTGCAGAAGTTGTTGATAGGTGGCCGGGACGCTATCCAGCGAAATGGATGCTTCGTGCTTCGGGATATAGGTGCGATGGGGCTTCAAAAGAATGCCCACGTCCTCTTCAGCTTGGGTAACGGTGGGCTTATTATGGATTGTACCCATCCCGCGCCAAATAGTCGTTGCGGCAACCGCCGTGCCTGCTGTGCCTTCCCGACCCAACTGCAGTTTGCGGAGTGCTTTAATACCCGCCATAATCGTTTATCCTTTGGCTTCTGAGTCGTCACTTTGCTTATTCGTGCGACTGGGCTTTTTCATTTTATCTTCAGTCCCGACATCAGGAACATCCATCTTGGTTTTAGTATCGGGCACTTCAACTTTAGCCTTGCTGGGCTTGACCTTTTCCCAAAGCCCTGACCCATCAAGCGCATTCACATCATATAAATGCACTTCACTTTCAGCAATATCCCGCGCGGGGATACCCGGAATAAAGTCACCTTTGCCTACATACTTATACAATACGTTCATTACGTGCCTTCCTTGATTTTGACTGGTATTCGGAATCTTAAGGCGATGGTTTTAACCTCGCCAATTTCAACATAAACAGTTGTATAGGTGATAGCCTGACCACCACTGGCAATTATAGTATCGACATTCCCGCCTAATGTGGGGTCAGTCTTGAGAACATCGCGGACTGCTTCAACCATCGGAAGCATTTCTTTCATTGCTTTTGCCAAATTACTGCGGTTGAAATGCACTTCCAGATTAATAATGTGCCGTCCGCGCAACGCCTCGTAAGGTTCCCATTCAAACTCCCCTGAGCCGGGATAGCAAATTGAGAAAGGAAACGTGCCTTGAGATTCAGTCGGGTAATCGGGCGCTCCGTTAATGCCTGAAATTGCCCCAACTATATCATTTAAATACAGTACAGCGGCCTGTAGGCTCATTAAATGACCCCTCTGATAAAGTGCAAAAGAATTTCGGACACATCCGGGTCAAGTTTACGGATTTGGAGCTGGCCTAATTCCACCATACTCGACAAGTCCACGAAGCCTTGTTGCCCACGTTTCCACAATCGGGCAGTCTGGATAATCGTCGCCTCTTCAATCTCAGGGGGTACAGTTTCACTATAGCCGAACTTGCCCACAATCTTGACTGCCTTGGGGTACTTATACCAAGTGGCTTTTGTACCATACAGTAAATCAATTTCAAGCATCGTGTAGGGTCTACCCCACTGGCTGGCATTGTAAGGCGCAAGGATATAATCTGTACTGGCCCACGTCGTGTAATCGGTAATATCGCCACTTTCAGCCACCGCGACTGAGGTGGGGTCAGTTGCCAATTCATCAATGAATATAGTCCCTGACCCACTCCCTGAAAAATAACGGGTTGCGTCACTTTCGACTTTGTACGCATCCGGCGCACGTTTCGTAAATTTATCAATGGAACGCGAAACGCGGGTAATAAGCGCACTCAAAATAGCATCATACTGCGTATCGCCAGCTGTGATACCATCGGATAAGTGCGCCTTGACCTGCGTAAGCGTTGCGTAGTCAGCCATTAGCCGTAACGTTCTACACCTAAGATTAACACGGCAAAGGTGAACGTTTCGCCACCCCCGCCTGCAATGGTGGCGACAGCCCGCACATAACGTTCGGGCGCGATAAAGTGAATTTCTTGACGGCCAACTTCGTCGTCAAGTTCGGTAAAGGTTGCGCCTGTAATGTCAGTCCAACCCGTACTACCGTCTGCACTATATTGCAGTTTCACATTCAGCGTGGGGGTTGTGCCCCCTTTAGCACCAACTGAGAGAATAGCCTTGAGAGCGCGGCCACCGGGACCTGCGCCAATGAAGGCTTGATGTTGACCCGCCGCTTCGGAGGCTAAGTCAACAGCGCTACCGTTAGCGCTTGCCGTCCGCGCTAGTGCCGGGAATGCTTCGGCAAATCCAATATTTTCCATCATGTCACACCACCTTAACTATTGCTGATTTTCTGAGCTTTGATGCGCCACGGTTCAGCCAATTGACCACCCACGCGCTTCTTAGCCAAAAATGCCACTAAGTTTTGTTCAGCATAGACCTCATCAAGGCGCTGGATAGAAATGCCGACCCGGTCAGCGATGTAATAGCCTTGTAGGTCGCCAAACACAATCGGGAAGTCATCGCCTGCAATGGCGGGTACAAATTCAGCGCGTGAAATCGGATAGCCTTCAATGCTACGTTCTACCCCACCAAACGCCCCAACCTGCGCAACCGCAGGCCACAGATAATCATCCGTGGTCGAATTTACCAGCGTACGCACGACCTTTTCAGTGGCCTTACGCCAAAAGACCCGCGCATTCATTTCGTATTGCGTGGGTACTTCGTAAGTCAAATTAATCAAGCCGTCCGCCGTCAAAGTTGACGCGCTACCACTGTTAACAGATGCAACCCCGTTTGTACCATCGACATCGTGCAGGATACCCATCGGTTGCCCCGCGCCGTCGCCAGTCCAGAATGCCGCTTCCTCGCCAAGGGCAAAGGCCTCACCAAACATGCCTGCAATATGGCTTTCTAAATCGAAAACAGAATCCATAAGCAAGTCCATTGTCACCGGAATAGATGACATGGCGGTATGCACGGGAATAGTGGTCAAACCATAGTCGCTAGTTGTGGCGCGGTGGACACTGGCGCTGGCAGGTTGTTCACCAGTCCAGACGAGGCGCACACTTGACGTGTAATTATCGTCAGTGGTGTATTTCAAACTGGGGAATGACACACGGTCACTACTGGTAGTGATAACCCGTGCGTATTGACGCACAACAGCCATCGTCATGATTTTGCGTATCATTTGCGCCTGATAATCTTCGGGCACTAAATAACCGCCTGCGCTGTCCAAACCTTCATACAGCGTTTTCTTGTCATTCCCGCCCATGTCATGCCGACCCTTCACAAGATAGCTTTCAAAAGCAGACTTATAATTAGGGTCTTGGACATTGAGGGGTACATGATAGCGAACTTCAACAACTTCGGCATTGCGCCCACGTCCCATGCGCACTTCCATCGAACGCCATGCTTGTGGGTCAATTGGGGCGTTGCCCTCATCTTCCGCCGCTTCCCGGAACCCATGAAATTGAGCACCTTTAGTGCCCTGACTTTCATTCAAAAAGTTTTCATTGGCACGGGCGCGACGATCTAATTCAAGACTAACCTTCATTTGGTCAATCTTATCCAAACGAGCATTCAAGTCGTCACTCACATCTTTAGGCATTTCTGAGTCAGTGTATTTAGCTTGAATGGCTCGAACCTCAGTTAAGGCTAGGTCAATTTGTTTGACCAAAGTTTCAGCATTCATGGCTGAACCTCCAATAGGTGAGCTAATTCAATTCGTAAATCTAAACTCCGACGCTCTAATTCAGTGAGTGAGAGGGGACTCGACTCGGCATTTTGAGGGGTCGTATGGTTGTTAATGGTTGTCAGGGCTTGCCCCACATCGCTATTGAGCAATTCGAGTAAAGCCATGACATCTTTTAAAGAATGACGCATATGGGCTAAACCAATATCTTTAGCGCCCAGAGTGGCAGGATTACTGCCCCAATTCACGTCACTTGCTTCCCATAAGCGGACTTCGCGCACGTGGCGCACTTTCTGACTAGTCTCATTGGCATCACCAAAATCTGATTTGATGACATCAAAGGCGAAACTCATTTCAGTAATTGCGCCTTCTTTAATACCCTCTAAAACCTCTAGTCCGCGTGGGGTGTTCAAATACTTACGTGTTACTTCTAACCCGCCCGTGATTTGATTGTCCGTATCCCGTGCTAGAATTTCAGCTGGTAAAGCATCCCGCCCGACTTCCTGAATAGCCACTATCTTAGCGATGGGTGGCTCCCAGTAATCATGTTGCCATAAAAAGCGGAATCGATGACTACGTTCACTTATGGTTTTGGTAAATGCTCCGCTGTGCATAATATCGCCATGCGAATCTTTATTCCCAAAGACAGAGGCAATCCCAACGACGGTATTCCCTTCAATATCTTTTACAGCGGATGGAAAAGTCTTAGTTTCCATAGATCAATCCTTTAGTAATTGTGCAATACGTTCTCTATAAATGTCAAGGATACCGCGTTTATTTTCGCGGATAACATCCTGTATAACCTTCCATACGCCCTTGTGAAACCACGCTTGCGGCCCCTTCTGGTTTAACCCTTTGGTGTCACTGATGACATACGGCGCGTACTCAATACTGGAGCCAATAACCCCCGCGTATTCGTTGCGGCTAATCTTCTTATCTTTGGCCGTTAGGGTTTGCAATAATTTATTGGTGCGAATATAGCGCGAACCCGGACGAGCCGACGGCGCGGGCGGCACTTTGCTATGCACAAATAGAGCGCCTTCTTTCGCCATATCACGCATTGCACCCGGAAAGTCACGCCCCAACTTAGCGAATTTGCGTTCTAATTTGTCTAAACCCTTAATTTCAAATTGAATATCTTTAGCCATATTCTAATCGCCCTGTTATTTGCAAATCCTTATTGATGGTCGGATAATCACCAGAAAAATCAACGTCACTTTCCCAATTACCATCCATAGTCC